GCAACAAACACTATAGATTTTGTCGTCAGAAACAACGATCGTAAGCCCGTAAATCTCGTTGGCTATCAAATCGATGCGCTGATCCAACGGGTTGAAAGCGTAACCACGGTGCCGGGCAACGGTTATAATCCATTGGCAGAGCTGCTGCTCATACAGCCGGTGCAAACGCTGCAAGACACTGCTGGTACCTGCAGGCTTACGCTAACAGATCTAGAAATTGGGCACTGGTTAGGTGGCTACTATCGCTACACCATAAGACTGACCAGCGTAACAGGAGTCCAGAGCTTCCTTTATACTGATTTGAATCGCAGCACATACGGTACATTTGAATTGATCGAGGGAATGAGCACGAGTCTTGTCCCGGCCACAAACATACCCGCATATCAGTTCACACCCGAGACGGTCGATGACCTTACCAATCAGTATATCTTCGCATCAGGTGCATTGCAGGGTGACGCACAGGCCGAACGCAGCAATGGCATGCATACCGTGGTTGCATATACAGGTAACGGCTATGCTGGTAAATTTTGGATACAGGTTAGCCTCACCATAGGGCCACCTGCCGGTATCGACTGGTCAAACATTCCAATCGGCAACGGCACTGATTATTTCCAATACAGTCCACCTTATAACAGCCCAAGCATCAAGGTTTTCAACTTTACTGGAAATTATTATTGGGTAAGATTCGTTTTTGAAAATCCTTATTACTTGCAATGCAACAGTTGCAACCAATACTATCGAGTAAGTCCGGTGATTCCAAAGGCCGGCAATCGTCCATGGCCGCCTTGTGGCCCTGTACCTTGTGGTCCACCTCCTTTCATATGCAGCTCAGTGTCTGCACGGTCATTTAATCCACCAAACGGACCATGGCCTTGCGGACCAAATCCTCCGTCATGGCCACCTCCGCCATGCAGTCCTCCGCCACCCTATCCGCCTGCACCATATCCTCCGCCGCCAGGGCCTTATCCACCAACACCTCCTGTAATACCGTATCCCTGCGCGCCATCGCCGCCACCGCCGCCGTATCCGCCGTGCAATCATGGCTATTTCGCTGGGGTGCTCTATAAAAACTAATATTGTAACACCAATGCTAGTAGAATAAACTACTAGCATGGCGTTATTAGTTTATCAACTTGTACAGGACTATCTACCTCCCAAGCGCAAACAAACTGCCAAGGGATGGATAGTTTTCAATTCGGTGTGCTGCCATCATAGGGGTCACAATCAAGACACTAGGTCAAGAGGTAATCTATTAATAACGGCCGATGGTACCATGGTTGCAAACTGTTACAACTGTGGTTTTAAAACATCATATCGTGGTGGTGACTTAAGCCATAACTTTGAAAATTGGCTGCGCTATCTTGGGGTTCCATCAAATAAAATACAAGAAGCCAAGCTTGAGATATTGAGCAAAAAACTAAGCGGCGAAATTGAGGAATCAATAACACATGACAATTTTCGGGTTGAAAATTTTCCAGAAATAGAGCTGCCAAAATATTGCAAATCGTTGGAAACGTGGCTAGGGTTTGAAGACATTTCTGATGAATTGATCAGCTGTGTTGAATATCTAACCTCAAGGGGTCGTGCCATTGCCGGCGGATGGCAATACCATTGGACACCAAGCAGCAAATGGGATCTGAATAAAAGGGTTATTATTCCGTTTTATCACAACGACAAAATAGTTGGTTGGACAGGACGATATGCCGGAATTGCACCAAAAGATGTTCCTCGTTATTTCAACAGCGATGTCCCAACAGGATATTTGTTTAATAACAGGGTAATGAGCTTGCCTCGTAGAAATTTTGTTTTGATAGCTGAAGGCCCGTTTGATGCTATAGCAATAGATGGAATATCACCACTTGGAAGTACCATGAATAAACAGCAAATCTCATGGTTGAATTCTACCGACAAAGAAAAGATAGTGATTCCTGATAGGCAGCTAACCAACCAAGATTTGATAGATACAGCACTGGAGCAAGGTTGGTCTGTTAGTTTTCCAGACTGGGAAACAGGTATCAAGGATGCAGCGGATGCCAGCAAGATGTACGGCAGGCTTTATACCTTAGCCAGCATAATTAAATCAAGAACATCCAGCAGACTTCAAATAGGAATGAAAAGAAAGATGATGAGGGGATAAGATGGCAAAAGAGCCAGAAGAAATAATCGAATACACTGAAAGCAAGCAAAAGCTATTGATAGACGTGCTGCTGAGCAGCGAAGAAATATTTGCTCGGTGTCAAAACATACTGAATCCAACGTATTTTGTTAACAAGTTGCGTCCTGCAATGAGGTTCATACTAAACCATGTTGAAAAATACAACATATTACCAAAATTTGAACAGGTAAACGCTGAAACAGGATTGGGTTTTTCTAAAATAGATAACATTGCAATCCAGCATCAAGACGCATTTTTAGATGAAATTGAAGAGTTTTGTAAGAATAGGGCTCTGGCAGAGGCCGTGCTCAGTGCGGTGGATCTCATTGAAAAAGGCAATTATGGTGAGGTTGAAAAGCGAGTAAAAGAAGCCATACTGATCAGTCTACAAAGCGATGTTGGAACAAACTACTTTGAAGACCCTAGGGCAAGACTGCTGCGAATAAAAGACAACAACGGACAGGTCAGCACGGGATGGCGTGATGTTGATGACAAGCTTTACGGTGGTGTTAATCGAGGAGAAATAACCATTTGGTGTGCAGGCTCTGGTGTAGGGAAATCATTGTTCCTGCAAAATATTGCCATCAATCTTGCAGTGAAAGGTCTTAACGTGGTTTACATCACGCTTGAGCTAAGCGAAGAGCTGTGCTCAATGCGAATGGACAGCATGTTGAGTGAGGTTCCAACCAAGGAAATATTTAGAAAGTTGGATGAGGTAGAAATACGTGTGCGTCAAGCTGGGCATAAAAGCGGTGGATTGCATGTTAAACAGCTTCCACAGGGCAGTACATGTAACGATATCAAAGCGTATCTAAAAACATATGAAATTGAAACACAGAAAAAACCAGATGTCTTGGTGGTCGATTATCTGGATCTGTTGTTTCCTAACAACAAAAGGATTGACCCAAGCAATCTATTCGTAAAGGATAAGTTTGTTACGGAAGAACTGCGAGGTTTAATGGTTGAACGACAGATGATCGGCCAAACCGCTGCACAGTTGAATCGTTGCCTTACTCTTGACTCGACTGTAACTGCCAATGGTAAAACTATCCAAATCAAAGATGTCAATGTTGGCGATTGGCTAGATTCAGATGAAGGACCTGTTAGCGTAACTGATGTAACCAAAGTTAGTCCTAGACCAGTGTTTAAGATCACAACAAAATCTGGAAAGACTATTACATGTAGTAATAATCATGTGTTCCCAACAAGTAACGGAGAAAAAAGTTTAGAAACAGGACTGAAAGTTGGTGATAAACTAATTGTACGGCATAAATAGACTGCAACACAGGAGAACATTTATGCCTACATATTTCTCGTTCTGTAAGAAATTACCAGATCTGGCATTTGATCAAAAACTGATATTAAACGATATAGATATATCAAGAGCCGAGTATCGAAAGTTTAAAGATTTATTAACACGATATCTGGTTCTTGGTATAGATTTAGAGACATTGAAAGTTCAATGGCCTATAGCCAAATTACTAACTACACACGATGCATCGTCTCTTGATGTTTATATTGCTAGATACGGTCATATACACGGGACAAGGCTACATGCGATAAAGACTAACAGTTGCATACAGACTAAAGAAAAATATCAAGCCAAGTATGGTGAAGTTAACGCGGCAGAACGGTTGTCTAAACTTGGAGCATCGCTGGAGAACTATATTGCTAGATATGGACAAGAAGATGGTATAGTTAAATGGAATTTGTATTGCAAAAAGAGGTCAGAAACTTACAAATCTAATAGAGGGAAATATGCCAAGAGAAATTTAGCATGGTTTGTAGAGAAGCATGGCGAGGAACTTGGTTATCAGATCTGGGACAAAAAGCGAAGGGCACAGGGATATAAGGTTAGTTTAGCCGGATATATTGAAAAATATGGAGAAGAAGAAGGTCGACTGCGATGTAAAGTAGCTAAATCAAGATCTTTAGAATATTTTGTTAGTAGATACGGCAACGATCTAGGAACAACCAAATATAATGCGTACAGAAATAAGACATTGCCTAATAAATTTACAGCAAGTAAGTGGTCATTGGAGGTAATAATGTCTTGTTTAAAGATTATACCGGATTTATATTACTATGGTATAAACGAAATGGTATGGCAGCTTCCGGCTAAATGGCAAACGATTATTGGTACTCGGTGTATTTGTCCAGATTTATTTTACAAAGGTCGTATAATAGAGTTTAATGGAGACTGTATACATGCTAATCCGACATTGTTTGAATCTACTGACACGCCGCACCCATATCGGCCGATGTGGTCAGCAAAAGATATATGGGACAAAGATGCCAACCGAATTGCGTACTATCAAAGCAAGAATTACCAAACATTGACAGTATGGGAATATGATTATGTTAACAATCCACAAAGGACATTTGAAGAATGTATCAACTTTTTACAGAGCTAGATGAAATTGAATCTATAGAATATATCGGTATCCAAGATACACTAGATATATCAGTTACTGGCAACCATTTATTTTATGCTAACAACATATTAACTCACAACTCGTCGGTTCAAGAACAAGAACACGATCATAGCCATATATCGGGAGGTATTTCTAAAATCCAAACGGCTGACAATGTGATTTCAATTTTTGCATCCGCTGCTATGAAAGAACGTGGCCAATATCAAGTGCAGTTTTTGAAAACACGTTCGTCCAGCGGTGTCGGCAGCAAGGTTAATCTAGGGTTTGATCCAAACACTTTGAGGATTTTTAATGCTGACGATGATGTACAGGCATTAACAGCAGTAAGCACAGCCGATAAGTTTGCAGACCTGCGACGTAAAAATTCAGCAGCAGCAAAAAAGGATGATGCCAAGCCCAACACAAATGATACCACAAAAGGCATCAAGGATCTCAGTGCGTTAACGTCATTGGTTAGACGTTAATCGTGTGGGTGCTGAAGCATATCACCTATCAGCAGCATGAGGCATACCACTATGTTAGGTAATGCTGCGGTATCAATAGCGTGGCGATCGCCTTCCACATGATTTACCATGCTGCTGATGTGTTTCAGCGCTTCTGATTCGTTTCCCGATTTTGCAGATTCTATTGCAGATACGATTCCCGACATAACATGGTTCATGCCACCATCTGGGTGGCGATCCTTTATGCCGTTGAGCAAATACTTGACAAGTTTTGTAGCCTGCAACTTGGATACAGGACTAACATCGCTGGCCATTTGTATGGTTTTAACAACCTTGTCAATGCCAGTATCTGCGGATGTAACATCTTCCTCAGATTCGGTTACCGAGGGAGCCCCGACTGCCCTGATCTTTCCCAGTGTTTGTGCTTTTGCGTTAGGACTTGCCCTCAAAAGATGATCAAATGCGGTTGCCAAGGCCAACGCCTGTCCTGGACTCAGCTGCGGATTATCGTCCTGCAATGCTGTTATGGCACTCTTGAAATCACTTTGCAAATTGCTTGGAATTTCTAGTATTGTAATGAGAGCATCCGTGTCAAGACTTCCTGAGATCTTTTGTAATCCAGCTGGCTTTGTGAGCATATTGGTGACTGGCTCGCTATTGTCGTCAGGAACAGAATCTTCTTCTGAAATCAAGCCCGCATACTCATTAAGCCTGTTAACCATGCTTCTAAAATCTTCGGCTGTGAAATGTGCCACGTCTGTCTCCAAAATGTATGACTATTTATACATAGCACCGTTTGCATATAAATATCACACGATCATATAGGAACCTTCACGTGGACTCATTAAAAAACATTATAGATGAACTTGATGCAATTGTTCCGGCAAAAAGCAAGCATACTGTCATTGAAAGCAGGGCAACCCATTTAATAGCCAGTGCCATCAATCTCATACGTTTGATCCGAGAGAGCTATCCAGACGACCAAGCAGACGATCTTGTAAAAAGATTGCATCGCAGCATCATGAGCGAAGATGAAAGAAAATTCACACGTAAAATTAAAGAGATAAGGAAAGAGCGATGAG